TGCGTTGAGAACACCGAGAGACGCTCGATGTTCCACGACTCCACCATCTGATTCAGCGCGGTGAGCGAATCCTGCGACACCGCAGCAGAAGGCGTTTCGCCTTCAGCCAAAACGCCCAGCAAGCGCAGGGCACGATTGATCTGATCACCCGCCGTTGTCGGCATGTTCGGGTTCCTTTCGAGGACGGCTGCGCTTACGCAACTCGTTCACAGGTTCTTCACCCGGAGTATACCGCTCCCAGCCATGCTGCTCATCATAATCCGCCTCCATGTCCAAAGACGCAATTTTGACCCCGTGACGGGGATGACGAAGGTAGATGAGCGGCATGGTGGGCATCAATCAAGCAGCGGTCGTAACGTTGGTCCAAGTCGTCGAACCGTTCGTATTCACATACAGACGAGTCGAGGTCGAAGAACCATCGGTACGGATGTACAGCGAGCCTTGAGCAGCCGACACCGTAGGGGCACCCGATCCAACATAGATGCCCAGACCCGAAGTGCTGGTCATCAGAAACGCCGAAGCGCCGCCAGCAACAACAGCCACACCACTGTCAGCAGTGACGTTGCCAGTGGCCGCAACAGAAGCCGCAGCAACAGCACCAGTGACTGACACGCTCTCAAACTCGGGGTCGCTATACGCGACGCCTACAGCCTTGGTATTAGGCATGATCTATCCTTTCAAATGGGGGCCGAAGCCCCCGGTTATCAGGCGATCTTGTAGACCGTGTAAGCGCCTTCAGCGGTCTTGCGGAACCGGAAAAGGGCGCTAGAGGTGACCGCAACAGCAACGAAGGCGTTGCCGCCGTCAGTGATGCCCGTGGCGGTAGCCAGGGTAACAGTGCCGGACGAGGTGCCGATGTTGATGACGCTCAGGTCGAACGTGCTGCCAACAGTAGCATTGGGCAGCGCGGCGTCGATCAGAGCAGCGGTAGGCAGCGTGTAGGTTGCAGCCGAGGTCGAGGGGTTGGCGTACAGCATACCGCCCACGACTTGAGCAGCGCTCAGGGTTGCGGTCGAGGTTGCGGTCTGCGGAGCAGCGCCGTAACCCATAATGGTTTCGTTGCGATTGCCAGCGCCGACTTGGTAGCCACCAGCACCATTAGGGAGAGCCATGATCAAATCCTTTCAATGTAAGCGAACGGGGGCCGAAGCCCCCATCTGATTAGCCCCAGAGACGGCAGGCCATCTGCGGACGGATGGTGCTGTAGCCATACAGGACATCAATACGGCAGGGCATCCGGTCGTTGTTGATGTCGTACTGGCGCACAACCCGCAGGCTGATGCCGTTATGCACAGCACGCGAGGCCATATCGACGCCCTGCGGGAGCAGAAGGTCGGCGGTGGCGAAGGTGATGGCGTCCTTGTGGTACACGAGGTTCTGGGCGTACTGAGTAGAGGCCGCACCGAGGAACACGACAGCCTTGGAGTTACCAGGCAGCGCGTCAACGGTCGCCAGAGCGTGAGCCGCCGAGTAGATCGGAGCCACGGTCACGGTCACGGCGGTGCTAACCGCAGTGGCGTCAGCCAGAGCAACGAACTGGAACAGCGAACCAGTGGACTCACGGGTCTGCGGGTTCACGGCGTAGCAATCAGCCACGGTGAACACATCGCCGGCCTTGATGGTGACGGCGGAGGCCACGGTCAGGGCGATGGAAGTCGCGCCTTCGGTGGTCACAGCAGCCGAGGTGGAGTTGCCAGTAGCGCCACGCGAGCCGGTGGTGAACTGCTTGATGGACTGAGACATGTTGATCTCGTCCAGACCCAGAACGCCCGTGCCCATCATGCCGTTCTTGAACTGCTTGGAAACGGTGTCGGTGGGGTTGAACAGACCTTTCATGCCCTCAACCAGCGCAGCGTTGGCGGCGGGGTTAACCGTCGCGTAGCGCGGGTTCATCACAGCGGCGTTCTCGTTCAGTTTCTGCTGGGCTTGCAACAGCACGAGCGAGGTGGCCGGGGTGGTGCCGGGGGTGCCGACGCTGTTGCCGATGGTCTTGTACGCGTTGGCAACGTCAGCATCAATCGAGGACGCAAGCTGCGAGATACGAGGCTTGAGAACACGATCAGCAAAGTCGTCCAACTGCATCGTCAGTTCGGCAGAAGTAAAGTTCACGCCGATGTGCTTCTGAGTCGAAACGGTCAGGGTGGTGNACTGCTCGTTGTCNTCCTGGGTTTGCAGGGCGGCACCGTCGGTCACCAGAGCGCGGTCCGGCAGGCGGATACGCAGGGTAGAACCGATCTTGGCACCTTCAACAGCAAAGCTGTCGTCGTACTGACGGTTCACGTTACGGGTAAGAACGAGGTTGTTCTCAAGGATCTCCAGGGCTTTCCTGGTGATCATGTCAATGGTAAGAATACTGTTAGACACAGCAATTTCCTTTCAAGTTAGCGGTTTTGCGCTTGCATCTTTCGGATCTGGCGTTGCCGTTCAGCTTCAATCCACTCCGACGTACTCATGGTCTTGATGGACCGGGGGTCAGTCGTGTCGTATGACGGGTTGTTGCTGCTGGTTCGTGCAGTGACAGGTGTGATCGGTGCAGGTGCAGAAGTAGACTTTTTGACCGGCGGATTGTCGGACAACTTAACTTCAATCTTGCCAATCTCTTTTGCCTGCAAAAAAGGCGACAGGCGGGCGATCCGCTCGGCTTCTTTGACGTTGGACCCAAGGTAGTAGGCTACATCCGGGCCAATATCTGAAGCACGAATCGTTTCGGCCATCACATCGGTGATCGGAACTCGCGGGTTGTAGGCGACCTGTTCAAAGTCGTCATACTTGCCACGGGCTTCTTCTTCCCGTTCGTGATAGGCATCGAGCATCACTGACTGCTGCTTCTGACGCTCGCGCTGATCGAGTAGTTCTTCAGCCTTTCTGATCGCCAGCGCTTCCGCGTAGGCTTCCGGGCTTTCAAACTGATCCAGCGCGATGTCTTTGGGCGGCACTTGCACTTGTGCAAGTTTGGCTTGCTGCTCGCGTTCCCACTGTCTACGCGCTTTTGCAAAGCGCTTGTCGATAATCGCGTCAAGTTCGGCTTGAGTAAACTTTCGTTCCTCAACAACCTGTTCTTGAGCCTGACCTTCGACATCTGCCGGCAAATTTTGCGCTGGCTCCGAAATGGCCGTCACTTCGGGCGCTGGCGCGGAGTCAACTTCCGCTAAGGCTTGTTGGACTTGTTCAGTCATGATTGCTCACGTTGAGCGCCTGGTCTAACGGGCCAGTACGTTTACCGCTTATTCTGTCATCAAGCACTCAATGCTGCAACTTTATCTTGGAACGCTTTAACGCGAGCGGCCAGAGCAGCTTCAGTGGCGTTCAATTGAGCAGCACGCTCATCGTTGCGGTTAGCTTGAGCGGCGACCTGCGATTCACGGGTTGCCAAAATCTGTTCACGGTTTTGAATGTCTTTTTCCAAAGCATTGAATGCTTCGGTCTTAGTCTGTTCAAGCGCGTTGAGTTTATTTTCCTGTGCAGCAAGATCGGCAGCTTTGGCCGTCGATTTGGCGTTCTTGGCCTTGGCGTCATCAAGCAGCGCTTTGGCCTGCTCTTTTGCGTCAGCCAGTTCTTTAGCTGCAGCCTGACGATCCGCAACTGCCTCGTTGACGGCTGTCAGTGCCCCTTGCCGCTTGGCAAGTTCATCACGGGTCTTGACTAGGGTAGCAACGTCACCGGACAGTTGCGTGGCAATGTAGTCAAGAAACTTGGCCGGGTCGATGGTTCCGGTGTCGCTGAACACTTGCATGGCGACCTCAAGCGTAATAAGAAACGTTGAGTTTGGCGCTGGCGGTCTGCTCGATAAACCTGATTTTGCTCAGGTCACCGTCATACTGCAGCGTCACCCCAGCGGCCAGTGGCATACCCACCGAGGCGGTCGGGGCCACATCATCGTCGCGCCAGCGAACGGCTTGCGTCTCACAGGTGATGATGGCAAGCGTAGGCTTGCACGCCAGACCGTTCAGGTCGGTCTGAGGCACAGTCAGGCCAGTCGAACTGCTCAGACTGGTGATCTGC